CATCTAACAACATAATGAACCGATTTTGTGTCTTTGGTTCAAATGCTGTGAAAAATAGTTCTTGTTCGTTGACCAAATTTGCCATATGGCTCTCCAGATATAGATTGGTACCTTAATAAATAGTGGTTATTGAAAAAACTGATTAGATGGTATCAAAAGTTGCCCCTGTAGGCAGGATGTTGAAATCAAGCTTAATAAATTCTGCGGTACGGGTTGGTTGGAGAAAGATTGCTCCAGCCAAGATGTTACGGTCAATAATATCTGGTGTATTATTGGTTTCGTCCATAACCACACGGAATGCGGTCAAACCAGAACGTTGTTGAATACCTGCGAGGTATGGGTTGACAATGTTCAAGAAACGTGTACGAGTTGCTTCGGTATTTTGTTCGAAGACCAAGTAACGTGCTGAACTTGCAATGTACTTCTTCACCGTGATAAGAAGACGACGAACGTTTACCCGGTCAAGTGCCGATGAACGGCGTTGAAGTGTCTTTTGTCCCCACACACATATACCTTGGCCTGGGAATTGTGCGATTGGATTGACCTTTGATTCGTATAATTCATCACGTTGTGCTTGGTTCAATCTGGTCTTAACACCGACCGCGCCTGGGATACCACCACGGTTCAAGCCTGCTGGTGCAAACCATTCTGCTCCAACGTTATCACTGTATTGATATACTTCTGGAAGAACCACAGATGGTGGTGCCCAGAGGAACTTGCCAGTGATATCATCAAGAACACGAACCCAAGGATAGTAACCAGCTGCGTAGTTAGTATCAAGAAGTTCTGCTTGTGCGATAACTGAATTAATGGTTGAGTCTAATTCATCAAGGTCTACGATGTGGAAGCAATCACCACGTTGTTCACAGATATCCATTGCGGTGGTGGAAACATTACTGTGTAACTTATAAATTACACCAGGAACCACTAAGAGATTCATGTCAACACTATCTGGGTTACTAAGAGCATTTAATGCTCTCTTGTACTCCACAGAACCAGAGGATGCTGCGGTAGATAGGTCAAACCCTTGACTGTTATTTGCTGTAATTGCTCCACCCAATGCGATGTTACGATTTGGCTTGAATCCATCAAATCCACCTTGGAATGGTACTGAGAAACGACGGTAGGTGGTATTTGAACGGTCAGTCAATACAATTGCTGACCCAGCAACTTCCGTTGCTGCTAAGTTTTCAATGTTAAATTCTGAACCAACGGTATTACTACCGACAATTGGTCCAAGATATGAAAGGCTATCGGTATTTGAAAAATCAAATCCGTAGTAGTTGGTGTTTGGACCAACTGCATCAGCGTTGTATCCAGAAACACTAGCACTTACCCAACGACTAGTTACGTATGAACCAGTAGTGAATTCGCCAGCGGAACCAGAAACGGTTGCATTAAGTGCTGCAAATCCGTATGGTACTGCATTATCTGGAATAACGTCTGAACTCATTTCAATACGAATATACTTTGAAAGATTTGGATACTCACCGTCATAAATCGTTTCGGTAGTTGTTGAGTTATATGTTGGAACTGAGTTACCAATAATACGTGCAACGAAGTTTGCACTATTTGGGTCAAAGTTTAAGTTATTAAATGATTCAAGAACGTTTGGCGATACATCGGTATCTGCAAAATCACGAACCAAGAGTGAGAACGAACCATAATTACTATCTGGGTCAGTACTTGGTGAAATACCTGTAATTGATATCTTAACTTCTTTGTTTGAGTTTGTTCCGTCACTTAATGTGTGAACTTTGAACAAGTTATACTTACTACCACCAATGGTTTGTGAACGAATCCAAGGAGTGGTTGCGTTGTCATATTGAGTTGTGAGACTCAAACTTGATGTTTGCGCAATCAAGGTAACAATATTTCCAGCTTGTGCAATTGCATTTGGGAATACTGAGTACACATATGCTGGATATGCTTGAGCGCCTTGTGCATCACTACCAAAATACTTACTGATAAATGATGCGTTAGTTTCAACTGGACTTAAACCACTAGCTGAGGTAGCGGTTGACCCAGTGATACTGAGTGAGAAGCTTGCAGTAGTTCCACCAAGAATTACGTTAGTAAGAGTACTACCCGAAATAGTTGGGTGAAGAACTGCGAGAATCTTTTTACCTAATGAACCAGTTGCGTAAATGGTTGCTGCGGTGGTACTGTATCCCGCTAATCCAAGAACGCGAACGATAGTTGCACTACCTGCTTCTTGCAAGTAGTTCTTAACAGTATATCCCATATAAGACGTACCATCGGGTTCACCGAAGGCGGTTACAAATCCATCAGTCCCTCTGACAACAGTAGGGATGAATGCTGGTCCTTTTGTGGTAGGACCAACGAACGCTGCGCCAATTTCAGCAACGCCTTGTGCGAGGAATGTTTGGTCGCGTTCTTGTGTAAAGACCCCAGGCGACACGATTCTTTCTGCCATACGGTATTCTCCAAACTAAATTTTGTTATTTCTCTGGTGTGAATTCGCCAGTTTCAAAGTTGATTTGACCAGCGCCATACTTTTCAGACAACCCTTTAATTAATTCTTGTTCTTCTTGAAGTAAACCTTTAAATAGTTTGGTTTGTTCACCAATCTTCTCGTTCAGTTCTGCGATATCTGATTGGAGTAATTGGACTTGTAAAGTCAATTGCCCGGCGTCAGAAACTACCGTTGCAAGTTTATTACGCAAAACACTAATTTTTTCTAGTTCTTCTTTCGTAATTTCAGACATAATAACCTCTTTTTGTGTACAATACAACTCGTATTATAAATATCTGTTTTTTTACCTAAACATCAATTATTCACTTTCTATTTCAGTAAAAGTGACCACTTTTTTGACCCCATATCGCTTCTTTGTAACAAGGCCTCTATTACCACCAACATCTAATTGTGAGTCTGGTAATAGATATGCGTATACGGTCATATCAAATTGAGTACGTACTACACGGTCAGACGTATTGGGCAGTTCGGTGAGTGGTTCAAATGACTTGATAATAGTACGGAATTTGTAGTTATTTCTTTCACCCCAGAATTCATCACTTTCGAATGAAATATCTTCCACCACCGCATTCATTTGCTCCATATATTCAGTCCAAACCATACACCGATAATTTATTTCATAATAGTCTGGTGTTGCCGTAGTATTAAAATATTCCCGACTTGGAACCACATTGTTTGCAACACTAAATTGGTCATATGGAGTACGTCTGTTCCAACCAGAATAAAATGTTCTGTCGTAGTACTTGTTGACAGCAGAATTAATCATAGTTTTTTTCATCGACGTTCTACGAAGCATAATCATCGGAAGTTGAATCTTTCCAATAGAATCACGCATAACCCCATCACGTTGAGCAGACTTCCATCGTTCTGGGTCACCGTATAATATCGGTACTTTGACTTGTGACCCATTTTGAGTTACTATTGGTTTAATACGGTCACTCATATACTTTAAGATTGCATTATCAATAGTATATAATGTAATTTTAATCGCTGGAGAATCGTTTACCGTATCGTCCGCACGACTTTGTACCCGTGGGGTTTGTTGAGCATCATTAACAATCTTTACAGGTTCTTTATATTCTGGGTCAAAGGTCATACTTGTGCCTCTTCGATATCAATACTTGTACGACGAGTTAAGTGTGCCATACAAATGATTGCGGTATTAAACACTGGCTTACCTGCGATAAGTTGTGTTTCTGTAATGTTATGTACTTCGTAGAAATGATTGTTATATCCAACAATATCACCAATTTCTGGATAAGTGTTGACATCTTGTAACATACGACGAGCAAATCTAAATTCAGTTTGTTGGTCTTGATTAATACCAAATCCTTCATCTCTGGCTGGTGTATTTTTATTATACTTGACAATTGCATTAACTTTGACAGGAGTGTATCTAGGTTTTGCTGTACTTTCTCCGTAGATATTCACTTTTGCTGATTCCACCACAATCTTGTATAATATGACAGCCACATCCATCGTTTCGTCAATTAATTCCCGAGTGATGTGTTGGA